GCAATACATTTAAAATATCGTTGTATTCTTGTGCATCTACCAGTGGCGTACACTTAACACGCCACAAATGACTCCACCAACTTGGGCTAAATCCTTCACTTGGGCGACTGCCTTCTTGTACTACATAGTAGCGTTTAAGGCTTAGTTCAACACTTTCGTCAAGTGCGCTAAAGTCTGTTAAGTGTGGCAATTCAATGACATCACCTGCCATAAGTTTGCGACCAAGGTTGTTTAGCATATCATTCTCATGCAATGTAATAAACAGCGTATCGTTTGCTAAAAACAACCCAAACTGTGATAAGTCAAAGTCTGTATCGCTTACACTGTATATACCACGCAAACTATAGATGTCTTGGTCGTATACTCTGTCTCTGTTCTCTAAAAATAAGAAGTCTTGTATGCCCAGTGGATCAGGCTCAGTTTGATTAGGTTGACTAGGATCACTTCCACCTTGACTTGCAACACCTAAGTACTTGTGTACATTTATTCCAGTGCCGCCAATGGTAAACATCTCCTTCATTCGTCTGTCGAAGAAGCGATAATCGTTGGTGTGAGCACCATCTTTCCATAGTGAAATTCTTGGCATCTTTATTCCTTATTGTGTAGTATTTATCGCTTATAAATAACCGCAATGAAACTAGATCTACATGGACATAATGTACACTCTGCTTGGAACCTATTTAACAGTAGGATAACAGATGCATACTATAATAAGCAACGCACTGTGGTTGTTATTACAGGGCAAGGTGCTATTATGCATGAGTTTCGGAGTTGGTGTGCCCAACATCCCCACATTATAGCATGGACAAACGCAAATAATCCAGGAAGTTACAAAATATCTCTCAAAAAAGGTTGACACATTCTCAAAAGGTGCTATATTAATATAGTAAGTTGATGTTGAGGAGAGATACATTATGGTTAGTAACACAAAGTTTAAAGATTTCGTTGTAGCACTTAGCGCAGAAGATCAGCAAACAGTTGTTGATAGACAGTTGCGCTTGCTTCCTGCATTTATTATGCAAGAAGTTGCTACTACTAATAATGCTAAAGTCATTCGCAAGTTAGAGAGCCGCTTGAAGCAGGTTCGCTTGATGTTGTCCTCTATCATTGCTAACGGAAAGGTTGTGTAATGAACGAAATATTAAATGATATTGAAACACTTACTATTGTAAGAAATGCAGTAAGTACAGGTGTTGAAAAAGAAAAAACAATCGAGTTATTGGACAAAGTGATACGACTTAAATCACTTGAGATAACTAACTTTGAAGCACAAATGGAAATGGAGTTTATGAACGATGGCATTAACCGCTCTTAAAGGTAAACCAGTCAAGCGTAAAAAAGCAGCCAAGGCTCGCCGTAAAACTACTGGCGCCGGCGCCGCCCCTCTGGACAACTACAAAGTTGCCAAGGACTTCTTTCACTTTGATGTAGATAAGAAGGAATATGTTCCTATTATCAGACAGTATGTAAAAAAGTTTTACGATAAAAAGACTGCAACATACATTCTGAAAAATAGTGATGCTAGTATGGCATTTAGTCATATTGCTTGTTACTGTCATTACATGAATAATGATAAGGCAGATCAAATTCCTGAGGACAGTCACAATTGGATGTCAGGTAGATTTGGTGCTCTTGCAGAAAAAGGGGAGTCTATTGTTGAAGAAGTCAAAGCAGTAGAAGCAACAAAGCCTAAGAACGTTTACGTTCCTAGCATCCAAGAGCGTATCAAGGAAGCAAGTGGCAACATTATTGCTGAGATTGAGGAAGTAGTTGACGACTTTATTGACAACCCTAATACCTTTAAGGGACTTGATCCTGTTAAACTGTTCCGTAAACTGAATGTGAATCAAGCACATGCTAGGCATATCCGTGCTTTTTATGAAGGGGTGTATGCAGAGTATGTTATGCTACAGCAACCTGCTCGTGAACAGGAAGAGGATTTGCGAGAAGCATATGCACACTTGGACAAAGCCGCAATCAAACGTGCAGTAACACTGTTTGGTGGTATCCTTGGTGCTTGTGATCTTATTACAGCAGAAAGCAAAGCAACTCGTAAGACACGAGCAGCAAAGCCTAAGAGTGCTGACAAGTTGGTTGCAAAAATGAAGTATTGCGTAACCGACGAAAAGTATAAAGTAGCCAGCATAAATCCTGTGGATATTATTGATGCTAGTGAAGTTTGGGTGTTTAATGTAAAGACACGCAAGATTGGCAAGTATGTTGCAGAAGAACACGCAACACTACAAGTCAAAGGCACTACACTGCAGTTCTTCGATGCAAAGCAAAGTATAGCAAAAACATTGCGCAAGCCAGAACAGCAACTAGCAGAGTTTAACAAGAGTGGCAAAGTGCAGTTACGCAAATTCTTAGATGATATCAAGGGTGTTGAAACAAAGATGAACGGACGCTTTAATGCCGACACTGTGATCCTTAAGGCAGTAAAGTAATAAATAGTGTATAGAAGGAATACACTATGGCAACGCTAGAATCACTAAGAGCAGACACAACTGATTACATTCGCTATCGCTTGGGCGATGGTATGGTGGATGTTGAACTTGATCCAGAACACTATGACAATAGCATAGACAAAGCAGTAAAACGTTTTCGTCAGCGCAGTCAAAATGCTTATGAAAGTTCTTATGTATTCTTAAGTATTGTAAAAGAACAACAAGAATATACACTACCAGACGAGATTGAAGAAGTTCGTCAAGTATATCGACGCAGTGTTGGCAGTGGTAGTACTGACACAGGCACACAGTTTGAACCATTTGAAGCAGCATTTCAAAATACTTACCTGCTACAAAGTGGGCGTATTGGTGGTATGGCAACATATGAAATGTACTATCAGTATCAAGAACTAAGTGCTAGACTGTTTGGCGGCTTTGTAAACTTTGAGTTCAATCCTGTAACTAAAAAGATTACAGTGTTACGAAAGTTTACTAATAGCGGTGAACAAATTGTGTTATGGACTTACAACCTACGTCCAGAAGCAAGACTGCTACAAGACAGACATGCTGGACCATGGGTACAAGATTACGCATTAGCACTTGCAAAGTATACACTAGGCGAAGCACGTTCAAAGTTTAGCACAATTGCAGGACCACAGGGCGGTACAAGTCTTAACGGTGACGCACTTAAAGCAGAAGCACAAGTTGAAATAGACAAACTCGATGAAGAACTACGCAACTATGTTGACGGTAGTGACCCACTTTCATTCATTATCGGTTAGTAAATGATAAAATGCCCATTGCCTTACATGCACCAATTCATTGGTCAAAACTTTACGAAGCCGTGCTGTGAATTTACAGAACATAGTAGTATGACACCCAATGAATATTGGAACAGTGCTGAACTAGCCAGTGTTAGGACTGAACTTGAAAATGGTACATGGCCCAGTGGATGTTCTAGTTGTCAGTACAAAGAAGAAAACAATCAACTAAGTTTAAGACAGCGTAGTTTACAAGAATACGCAATGCCTAACATTGCAAGTGTTGAATACTTGGATGTACGATTAAGTAATAAATGTAATTTTGCATGTAGAAGTTGCGAGCCTATTTTTAGCAGTCGTATTGCAAAAGAAGCAAAAGTGCATAAACTAAAGAAGTTTTACGGTTATGAACTTGACAAGAACTATGTTGAACATAGCAATCAAATAAGTCAAGACGTACAACAGATGCTACCCACTGTAAAGAAACTAATGTTTACTGGAGGAGAGCCAACTTACATCAAACAATTTTATGATATACTAGATGTTTGCAATCCAGAAACACAGTTGCTTGTCACTACAAATGCAAGTATGATAGACGCTAAGTTTTTATCCTATGCTAAAAGATTTCCTAATTTACACATAACACTAAGTATAGATGCAGTGGGAGAACCTGCAGAATACATTCGCTATGGTACAGATTGGAACACAGTGGATGAAAACATACAAAAGATTTTGGGTTTAAAATGTAGTGTTATGTTCAATACTGTTCTTAGCGCATACAGTGTTCCCTATCTTGAAACTTTAGTAGACTACATTATTGCACATGAACAAGATGCCTACAGTGCTGATATGTATATCTGCACAACTCCAAAACATTTACATCCCTGCGTTCTTCCACAAGACACAAGAAAAAGATTGACAACCATAGTCACTGATTGTATAGTTAAACTGAACAATAGTAAAAGACAAGAAGATTATAAAAACTGTATACAAGTATTAACTGAACTAAACCAACAACTACAAGATACATTTATTGACAACACTGAATTTTATGAATTCACAGAAACATTAGATATAATACGAGGTCAAAAGTATGATTATTGGAATTTGCGGTCTAATAGGATCCGGTAAAGGCACTGTTGCTGATATCCTAGTAGATCAAGGATTTAAAAAAGTAAGTTTTGCTGATAAACTTAAAGATGGTGTTAGTACTATCTTTGGTTGGGATCGTGCAATGCTTGAAGGAGACACAGATGAATCCAGAGAATGGAGAGAACAGCGTGACGACTTTTGGAGTAATGAAACGAAAATGGAAGTCACTCCTCGTTTGGTGCTTCAGTTATTTGGTACTGATTGCATGCGTAATGGCTTTGATGACGGAGTCTGGGTAAGCCTACTTAAAAAAACTATACTGGAAAATCCAGGAAACTATGTGATTCCTGATGTGCGTTTTGAAAATGAAATAAACATGATCCGTGATATAGGCGGTGAGATTTGGTGGACCAAACGTGGCGACAATCCAGAGTGGTGGAGTAAAGCAGTTTTGGATACACAAACTGGAAGCAATTTTATGGCAGATGAGGATATTCATCCAAGTGAATGGAAGTGGGCAAACACCAATGACAGATTTGATGAAATTATCTACAATGAAAGTTCATTGGATGATCTTAGATATCGGGTGTTAGATCTCCTCGGGACCATCCCGTATTAATAAGTTCAGCATTACAGTTTAAACAAACTGTTTTTAAGTTGCGATTAGCCACGTTATTTAAATTACCATCAATATAAAACACAGTAACTTGACTTCTTATGCTAGGTTTGAATCCACATGCCTCGCAATTTCTCTTGACTTTGTATCCACTGTCAACCCATAATGGCTTAACAGGTTTGTGTAATTTCAAACACTGTTCACATTTCTTTCTAAAATAAGGTTGCTTATCCTTATAGTAGTTTATTGCTCTAGGACGTTGTCCACATGCGTCACAAATAGGGCGTTTCATGTGCTTATTTACCCATACCTTTAAAGGGATTTGTCAAATAAGGGTGTTTTTAAGGTGTTCTTATAAATAGTTATAACGAATTATAATACCTTAATTGAGGAAGAAAAACATGGCACTAATATCACCAGGCGTAGAAGTTACAGTCATAGACGAAAGTAACTATGCTCCATCAGCAGCAGGAACAGTAGCAGCGATTGTTGTTGCAACTGCACAAGATAAAACAAGTGGCACTGGCACAGGCACAGCGGCAGGAACAACCGCAGCAAATGCTGGTAAGACATTTTTAATTGGAAGTCAGAGAGAACTTACAGCAACCTTTGGTAATCCAACATTTTACAACACAGCAAGTGGTACACCAATTAACGGTTACGAACTTAATGAATATGGCTTGTTGGCTGCATACAGTTTACTTGGTGTTAGCAACAGAGCGTATGTTACCCGTGCAGACATTGACCTTGCACAACTAGCAAGTAGTACAAGCCGTCCACTGGGTAATCCAACAAACGGTACAGTTTGGTGGGATATGAGTACAGATACACGCTGGGGTATTTTTGAATGGAATCAAAGCACAGGCGTGTTTACTAACAAAGTTCCAACAGTACTTACAAGCACCACAGAGTTAACTGGTGGTGTTCCCAAAACATCAATTGGCGCAATAGGCGATTATGCACTGGTTGCTACAAATACTAGTAATCCTGTGTACTACAAAAATCGTAGTAATGCTTGGGTACTAGTAGGAAGCAGTACATGGATGGTTGCACATCCAACAATTGCTGGTACAGTAGCAAACGGCACTCTTGTAAATGGTAACACGATTACTATTAACACAGCAACAGTTACACTAAGTGGAACAACTGTAGCAGCTCTTGCAACTAGTATTAACAGTGCAAGTATTGATGGTGTTACTGCAGCCGCAGTTGACGGAAAGATTGAAATTTATGCAACAAACCTTGCAGAATCAAATGGTAGTGTTGCAGATGGAAAAATTATTCTTGCAAATGCAAGTGGAACAATCCTAACTGTAACTGGACTAACAGCAGGCACATATGCAAGACCTCTTATTGCACAGGATCCACATTACACAGTACCAGCATGGAAGTCAACAGACACAACACCTCGTCCAGCAGGTAGTGTATGGGTTAAGACAACAGCAAGTAACAGTGGTTTCCTAGCAGATGTAAGTACCTATGATACTGCGACAGGCTCATTTATTGGTAGTACTGCATCAGCATATACAAACGATCAGACTGCACTTAAGAACATGGACACAGGCGGTGGCAGTGCTATTACAGCAGGCAGTTTCTATGTACAGTATGATGTAACTGAGAATGATACAGTGACTTACAAATTGTTCAAACGTTACAGCGCAGGTGCACTACAAGTTACAGGCACAGTAAATGCGACAGCACCACTTACTGCAAGTAACGAATTTACAATAAGTGCAAGTGCAGCAAACAGTACAACACTTACAACAGCAGTAACAGTTGTAGTAAGTGGCACAGGTATTGCAGACATTGCAAGTGACATCAACGGTGCAAACGTTGCTAATGTAAGTGCAAGTGTTACTAGTGGCGGCTATTTGCAAATTGCACATGCACTAGGTGGTGTGATTGTACTCAAAGACACAACTGGTACTCCACTAGCAGATGCAGGTATTAGCACAGCAATTACTACTAAGCAGGTTCGTGCAGGTAATAGCAGTGATCTTATCCTTAGTAACTGGATTGCAGACACATATACTGCAGCAAAAAGTGCACCAGGTGCAAACCCATCAGACCTTACATATTGGTATGCAGGTGGATTTGAAGCAGACATTATGATTCACAATGGAACAACATGGCAGGGCTATCAAAACATAACTGATACTCGTGGATTTGCACTAGGAAATACAAGTCCAGATGGTGTAATTTTTAGCACTACAGAACCAACAACACAGAGTGATGAGACTGTACTAGTAAATGGTGACTTGTGGATTGACACAAGTGATTTGGAAAACTATCCAGCATTGTACAGACGTGAAACTGTAGACAGTGAAGCAAAATGGGTGTTAATTGATAAAACAGATAATACTACTGAAAACGGTATCATCTTTGGTGATGCACGTTTTATGGGTGACGGAACAACAGACGTTGTAACTGGTACTATCCCAACAACTGTAACACTGCTAACAAGTGACTATTTGGATATTGATCGTCCAGATCCAACTGTTTACCCACGCGGTATGCTACTGTTTAACACACGCCGTAGTACATATGGTGTAAAGCAGTTTAGAAGTGATTACTTCTCACGCACTAACTTTAGTGACACAAGTACATATCCAACGCTTCCTACAGAAAAGGATGCATGGGTAACACAGAGTGGTTCTACATTTGGACGCAAAGCAGTACGCACTATTGTTACTAATGCAATGAAATCTGCACTTGATGCAAGCACAGAGCTTCGTGAAGATGCAAGAATCTTTAACACTATTGCAGCACCGGGTTATCCAGAGCTAATCAGCAACATGGTAAGCCTAAACAATGACAGACGCCAGACAGCATTTGTAATTGGTGATGCACCAATGAGACTAGCAGCAACAAGCACTACTATTGAGAATTGGGCGACAAACTCAGCGGCAGCAAGTGATAACGGTGAAGATGGACTAGTAACAAGTGATGCTTACTTGAGTGTATTCTACCCAAGTGCAACAACAAATGATCTTAGTGGCAACTCAGTTGTTGTCCCAGCAAGTCATATGATGTTGCGCACAATTGCAAGAAGTGATGATATTAGTTTCCCATGGTTTGCACCAGCAGGTACACGCCGCGGACTAGTAGACAACGTTGCAAGTATTGGATATGTCAATAGTGTAACAGGTGCGTTTATTAACGATAACATTCGTGAAAGCGTAAGAGATACACTGTACACAAACAGAGTTAATCCAATTGCATTCTTTAACGGTAGTGGAATTCTTAACTACGGTAACAAGACTCGCGCAGCAAGCACAAGTGCCCTAGATCGCATTAACGTAGCACGTTTGACAGGTTATCTAAGACGTCAACTACAAACAATTGCAACAGGATTTGTATTTGAACCAAATGATAAGATTACAAGAGATGAGATCAAACAACAGGTCGAACAAACTCTAAATGATTTGGTTGCAAAGCGTGGTGTATTTGACTACTTGGTGGTTTGTGATGATACAAACAACACACCAGGAAGAATTGATCGTAACGAACTATACGTTGATGTTGCTATTGAACCTACAAAGGCTGCGGAATTTATCTTTATTCCAATTAGACTTAAGAACACAGGTGAGATTGCAAGCGGAAACGTAGCGGCAGCAAGCACAGTTTAATAAAAAAAATAGAATTGGGGGGCGGAAATGCCCCCCTTTTTTTTATGACTGAAATTAGATAAATACTTTTATAATAATTATAGGAGCGAAACGAAATGTCAGTTTCATCATTAACAAAATTTACAGTGCCGTTAGACGGTGATCAGAGCGCAGCAAGCCAAGGCTTGCTTATGCCAAAACTTAAATACCGCTTCCGTGCGCAATTTGAGAACTTTGGTGTTAGCAGTCCTCGTACAGAGCTTACCAAACAGGTTATGGATATTACACGCCCTAGTGTAACATTTGAAGAGTTTGAAGTTCCTGTTTATAACAGTAGAGTATACTTGATTGGCAAGCACCAATGGGATTTGATTACAGTAAACCTACGTGACGATGTAAATGGTGCAGTAACTAAATTGTGTGGAGAGCAGATTCAGAAACAGTTTGATATGATGGAGCAAAGTAGTGCAAGTTCAGGTATTGATTACAAATTTATCACACGTTTTGAAATACTAGACGGTGGTAACGGCGCAAACGCACCAAGTGTACTTGAGACCTGGGAATTATACGGCTGCTTTATTCAGAATATCAACTATGGTGATCTTAACTACGCAAGTCAAGAACCTGCAACAGTTGCAATGAGTATTAGATTTGACAATGCTGTACAATCACCACTGGGTGACGGTGTTGGTGCAAGTGTAGCGAGAACACTAGGTCAAACTATTACTGGCTAATAGGAGTTATTCCAAATGGCTAGTGTAAACCCACTACTATCAGGCCTAACCCGAGGCGAAACAATGCGCGACTACAAACATGCGTCGCGCACTTTTGTTGACAATAACTTCGAGTTACAGCCTAGACATGGGCATCTCTTTCATGTGGTATTTGAATTTACTGCGGAAGCACAGAGTTTGTTTAACACAGTTGAAAAACTTGAGATGCCTATTCTTGTAAAAAGTATAGATTTGCCCACATATACTATTGACGTACAAACACACAATCAGTATAATAGACAAGTACAAACACATCATAAGATTAGTTACAATCCTGTGACAGCAACATTCCATGATGATGTAAAAGAACTTATTCGTAACTTATGGCACAAGTATTATTCATTCTACAGCGCAGATCCAACTTACAGTTTAGATAGTAACAGTTACAATACCCAGGATAGATACGCAAACAGAACACAGTCACAGTGGGGCATGCAACGCGGCAATAAACGTTTCTTTAAAAACATTAAAATTTACAGTATGCACAATCACAAGTTTGCTGAGTATACATTAATAAATCCTATTATTACAAGTTTTAATCATGACAATCATGCATACGCAAGCGCAGGATTGATGCAGCATAGTATGCAATTGCAGTATGAAACTGTAAAATATGCAACTGGATTTGTTAATGACATAAGTCCAACTGGCTTTGGTGAAATACACTATGACGTTGAAACTAGTGATTTAAGTAATGGTCCTCAAAGAGGACAAGTGTTTGTGGACGGGCAACTTGTTAACACCAATGGACAAGCGCCTTCAGATTTGTTTAGTAGTAATTTAGGCACTATAGGAAGCCAAGGTATACTGTTTGATAATTTGTCAAATCTAAGTTTTGGGAGTGTGATTAATACAGCATTGGGTAAAGTTGCAAGTAACATATTAACTGGACAAAAGCCCACAAGTAATATATTAGTACCGTTTATTGGTAAATCATCAGTAAGTGATCTTAACGTAACTGACATTACAAATATAGTAGTCAATAATCAAACAAACGATGGAACAACTGATGCTATAAGCAGTCAGGGCCAGAGCATTGGAAATCCACAATTCGTTAATACTGTGTCTAGCTCAGAGGGATATAACACAGGCTATGCACATACTATTCCAAATACAACTGGTACAGTTGGTGCACCTAATAAAATTAGTAGTACCACAGAATACATAAGTTCAACTAATAGTGCAGGAACAAGACAAAAGTCCCTGGACATAGCAAAAAAACGTTTACAAGATCCAAATCTTACTAAAGAGTTACGAGACTTTTATAATGAAAAGATAAGGCTAGGCAATCTATAATGGCACAAGAAACCAATTTACCAACAGTAAATCCTGCAGATAATTTTGACCAGCGTGTTCAAGATTACTTTGTAAACTATTTCACTGCTCCTATCAAAATGACGGATCAAGAGTATGAGGCAGCAAAAGCATTTTTTGTTGCTCGTACTAATAATGAAGCAGCGGCAGCAGCACTCACTGCAGCAACTATACAAGCAGCAAATGAATTAGACTTGTTTATTTTGGATGTTATTAGACAATTTGAAACAACTTCTGACTTAAAGAGTGCTATACCTACATTTCTAAACCT